CCCGTAACGCCTCTGCCACGCGCGTAACGTGACAGGGATTAAGGGTAAACTAACTGATTTTACAAGTTTTTATTTTACCCCACTTTCTTATGGGGCATACATGGGACACTTTCAGATAGTCTTTTGTTAAGGAGTTCTATCTGTTCGTGATTGTTGTCTTTCATCCATGCTCCGTAAACATTGAATACCATTTGTGCGTTTGTGTGGCCCATCTGGCTTGCGATAAAACTAGGATTAGCTCCAGCGGCAAGTGACCAGCATGCATAAGTATGCCTGGATTGGTACGATTTTCTGTGTCTCAGACCTGCGCGTTTTAAGATACTTGTCCATGACTCCCTGATGGAGTCAACTTTGTAGTGAGGTCCAGACAACAGCTGCTGTTTTATTACCTGAGGGCTAAAAACAAAAGTACATTTATGCACAGCAGTTCTCCCATATTCCCTCTGCTTTACCTCTACAGAATGTTGCTTTCCAAGCATGGTCATTTCCGCTTGGCTTTTAAGAGCATCAATAGCTGGTTGAACCAGATGAATTGTCCTTCCGGTGCCAGCATCGGTTTTTGGTGGAGTGAATTCGCCAAGTTTTGTATAATTTCTACGGATGGTTATAGTCCTTGCTTTAAGGTCTATATCTTCCCATGCCAGCGATACCAACTCCCCGTGACGAATACCCGTGTATACAGCGAGAATCCACAGGTTTTTTGTTTGTTGATGACGGCAAGCCTCAATAAAACGAATAAATTCGTCACGGGTGAGAGGATCTGGTTTTACCTTGGACTTTTTTAAGGGAGCCAGACCGTTAAATGGGTTTCCTGAGGTATAACCATTATCTGTTGCAAATTGAAACATTCCAGCTATGGTTGTCATATAGTAGTTTACCGTGACCACTGAGCGCCCTTTTATGGAAGAAGTCTTTCCATTAGAAAGCTTTTGGTAACCGGTCAACAAATCTCTCCTTACGAAAAGTAAATCCTCTTTTGTTATGGATGAAACCAGTTTTTTTTCACCTAACATTGGTAACATGTTTTTAATTACTGACTGGTAACGGTTAAGTGCATTCGCACAAATCTCAATTTTCTTAAGGTCCAACCATTTTTCCGAAAGTGCCTTAACGGTTATCTCTCTTTTTCCCAGACCAAAGTGTTTCAGGTTAGGGGAATTAGGGAACTGCGCGGCGTAGTCGAAACTCCCCATTCTGATTGCAAAACAAACGGAAGTGCGAAGTTCACCAGCGATCTTCCGGTTTTTGGCTGTGTCAGGAACACCGAGGTTTTCTCTGACACGTTTGCCATTATAGTGAAACCATATACGGAGTGATCCTCCATGGTTTTCAACGCCTGTCGGGTATGATGCGTTACTCATTAAACCTCCCAGACGTCCAGGAGCATTAACAGGTTAACCGGAACTTGCATTTTTGGCACCTGGTTGTTTCTGGTTTTCGATCCATCGCATAATTTCTTCGATGTTGTACAGGCATTCACTGTAATGCCCAGGATCACCTTCTACAGCGTAATGGCGGTATTCTCTTCCCTGCATCCATGACTTTCTTCTGGCCCGCTCGATGGTGCCGGGCTTTAGCCCTGTTGATGCAATAAGGACTCTCTCCGTACACCATTTGCTGGGGGTTATCTGATAGATGATTGTCTGCATGCCAACCTCATAAAACTTTCATCCACGGCAGTGGAACCACACGTCAAACATTCGTTTCACAACTTCACGGCAGTAGAAGCCGTCGACATCACGGGTCAGGTCGTAGCGATTGCCGAATGTCTTGCGAACCCAGAACTCAAAAGCCGTATGCATGTATCACCTCCGTTGCATTGCGCGTAATTTTTTCAGGCGCATTTCCTGCTCAGTGCCCGCCAGAATTTTGCGGTACTCCTGTTGGTCAATATGTTCGAACAGGTTGTTGAACTCACCAATGCGTACCCGTCCGGAGCGCCCGTCCATGCGTCGAAAGAACACTGAGTGCTGAGTACTGCGAGTAATCACCACAGGGTATCCGGCTCTGTCCGTGTATATCTGACCACGTTGAATCAGAGCGAACATTCCTTTATCCCCAGCGGAAAAGCGAATACAGAATAAATGCCACCGCTATTGCAACTCCTACAGCGGTGAATGCTTCAGGCCAATTCATCACTTCACCTCCTGCGGCGGTTCCGGTAGCGGCATCCAGTGGGTTACCTCTTTGAGATACAGGTCTTCGCCATCACCGTCATCCCAAGTGGGATTGCCATCATTAAACCAGTCGCCATATACGCCGACCTGAGTGTTGGGGATGTTTGGCGGGTAGTTGTTTTTAAAGTCAGCCGCTAACACATAGCATTGTCGCTCTCCCATTTCTGGCATTTGCTCACTACAGCTTATCCAACCATCCGGAGTTACCGGAACTGGCGGCGCGGCATATAGTGGTTTAGGTGATATCTCCGCACGTTTTGCGTATGCTTCAACTGTGTCAGGATTAAACAGGATTATGTTTTCGCCGCATTCCCACGCTATTGGTTTTGCTTCCAGCGATGCCAGAGCAATTCGTGCCAGTTCTTCCGCTTCTTCTGCTGGCAGTACAACGTTGCTACCAGGTCCGTATGTTTCGCGCCACTGCTTGATTGTCAGTAGTCGCTCTTTGGTAATAGTGGTCATATCACTCTCCTTTGATGCAAATGCCAGCGGCGTGCTCGGCTTCACTTTGTTCCCAAAACCACTTGTGAAGCGCCATAAGCTTTTCGTCAATCGGTGCATATTTGCGATTAAAGTAGGCCTGAGCATCTTTCTCAGATTCGTCCGGCAATTCGCCTGGGCCAAACAGTGTGTTATAAATCCATGCCAGTCCGCTTTTAGCGTCGCCAGTCGATTGCCATTCGATAATGGCAGCCTGCATGACCAGAATGTTTTTCCCGATTAACAGGTCCAGTTCTTTGTACCGGTTGCGGATGTATGCATTCTCGCTTTGTAATTTTGCGTTGCGCTTCTCTGCGGCTTCCAGCTCAACGCGCAGCTTCCCAACCGTAAGCGCAATCTCCTCGTTCTCCTGGTCGCGGCGTTTGATGTATTGCTGGTTTCTTTCCCGTTCATCCAGTAGTGCCAGCGCAACATTTGGATTAAAAGCAGCAATAAATTCAGCGTTTGCATAAGCCTGAACATCTGTTTCAACCAGGCAGTTAACATGACATTCCGCAATCACACCACCGGGTTCTCCTTTCCATTTTTGGCAAACAAAAACTCCTGTTAAATTGCCGTGCTGGTTAACAGATGTATGCCCTACGATGTAGCTTCCTTTAGTTGCTTTCTCTGCCTTTTCACGCAGTGCCTGATAATTAATTTCGCTCACTTCGAACCTCTCTGTTTACTGATAAGCTCCAGATCCTCCTGGCAACTTGCACAAGTCCGACAACCCTGAACTGCCAGGCGTCTTCGTTCATCTATCGGATCGCCACACTCACAACAATGAGTTGCGGATACAGTCTGGTAGTTCAGGCGACGCATTTTTATTGCTGTATTGCGCTGTAATTCTTCAATTTCTGATGCTGAATCAATGATATCTGCCATCTTTCATTAATCCCTGAATTGTTGGTTAATACGCTTGAGGGTGAATGCGAATAATAAAAAAGGAGCCTGTAGCTCCCTGATGATTTTGCTTTTCATGTTCACCGTTCCTTAAAGACGCCGTTTAACATACCGATTGCCAGACTTAAGTGAGTCGGTGTGAATCCCATCAGCGTTACCGTTTCGCGGTGCTTCTTCAGTACGCTACGGCAAATGTCATCGACGTTTTTATCCGGAAACTGCTGTCTGGCTTTTTTGATTTCAGAATTAGCCTGACGGGCAATGCTGCGAAGGGCGTTTTCCTGCTGAGGTGTCATTGAACAAGTCCCATATCGGCAAGCATAAGCACACAGAATATGAAGCCCGCTGCCAGAAAAATGCATTCCGTGGTTGTCATGCAGCCTCCCGACGGGCAAGAATCCTTGAGCCGAACGCCATCAACTCTCCACGATCAACGGTCGTAAAGTGGCAGTGTGTACGGGGGTATGGGTGCCAGATAATGAGCATCGAGCCTTTATTATTTCCACTGACGGGTTTCTCAGTGAGTGGGTTAATAAATGCCAGTCGTCCTGCCGTGATGAATCTGACCTCACTGGCGGTTTGTATCGCTTCATGAAACCATCCGACAGATGTGTCAGCAGGCAATAACATTACACATCCCACACTACTGAATTTGTTTTCAGTGGCTGCCTTTTTCACAAAAGGGGAAATATTGCTGTATGGTGGATTCAACCAGACATAACCAGAGGCATATCCCATTGCTTCAGGCCATGAAGTGGTTAATGTGTTCTGCTCCTGTGAGATAAAAAGCCGACATAGTCGGTTTTTTTCGCTGGCGGCAGCATCAAGTTGAAAAACGAACTCTGCATTAAGCGCAGCAAAAATCTCTGGTGGTGTGCGCCAGCTGTCGCGATGTTCGGCAGGAGTATTGCTTCCGGTGAAATCAGTCATACAGCCCCCGTTTATTATTTATCGCCTCAGCCAGCCGCTGTGCTTTCAGTGGATTTCTGATAACAGAAAGGCCGGGAAATACCCAGCCTCGCTTTGTAACGGAGTAGATGAAAGTGATCGCGCCTACCCGGATATTATCGTGAGGATGCTTCATCGCCATTGCTCCCCAAATACAAAACCAATTTCAGCCAGTGCCACGTCCATTTTTTCGATGAACTCCGGCACCATCTCGTCAAAATTCGCCATGTACTTTTCATTCCGCTCAATCACGACATAATGCAGGCCTTCACGCTTCATACGCGGGTCATAGTTGGCAAAGTACCAGGCATCTTTTCGCGTCACCCACATGCTGTACTGCACCTGGGCCATGTAAGCCGATTTTATGGCCTCGAAACCACCGAGCCGGAACTTCATGAAATCCCGGGAGGTAAACGGGCATTTCAGTTCAAGGCCGTTGCCGTCACTGCATAAACCATCGGGAGAGCAGGCGGTGCGCATACTTTCGTCGCGATAGATGATCGGGGATTCAGTAACATTCACGCCGGAAGTGAATTCAAACAGGGTTCTGGCGTCGTTCTCGTACTGTTTTCCCCAGGCCAGCGCCTTAGCATTAACTTCCGGAGCCACACCGGTGCAAACCTCAGCCAGCAGGGTGTGGAAGTAGGACATTTTCATGTCAGGCCACTTTTTTCCTGAGCGGGGCTTTGCTATCACGTTGTGAACTTCTGAAGCGGTGATGACGCCGAGCCGTAATTTGTGCCATGCATCATCCCCCTGTTCGACAGCTCTCACGTCGATCCCGGTACGCTGCAGGATAATGTCCGGTGTCATGCTGCCACCTTCTGCTCAGTGGCTTTCTGTTTCAGGAATCCAAGAGCTTTCACTGCTTCGGCCTGTGTCAGTTCTGACGATGCGCGAATGTCGCGGCGAAATATCTGGGAACAGAGCGGCAATAAGTCGTCATCCCATGTTTTATCCAGGGCGATCAGCAGAGTGTTAATCTCCTGCATGGTTTCATCGTTAACCGGAGTGATGTCGCGTTCCGGCTGACGTTCTGCAGTGTATGCAGTATTTTCGACAATGCGCTCGGCTTCATCCTTGTCATAGATACCAGCAAATCCGAAGGCCAGACGGGCACACTGAATCATAGCTTTATGCCGTAACATCCGTTTAGGATGCGACTGCCACGGCCCCGTGATTTCTCTGCCTTCGCGGGTTTTGAATGGTTCGCGGCGGCATTCATCCATCCACTCGGTAACGCAGATCGGATGATTACGGTCCTTGCGGTAAATCCGGCATGTACAGGATTCATTGTCCTGCTCAAAGTCCATGCCATCAAACTGCTGGTTTTCATTGATGATGCGGGACCAGCCATCAACGCCCACCACCGGAACGATGCCGTTCTGCTTATCAGGGAAGGCGTAAATTTCTTTCGTCCACGGATTAAGGCCGTACTGGTTGGCGACGATCAACAATGCGATGAACTGCGCATCGCTGGCATCGCCTTTAAATGCCGTCTGGCGAAGAGTGGTGATCAGTTCCTGTGGGTCGACAGAATCCATGCCGACACGTTCAGCCAGCTTCCCAGCCAGCGTTGCGAGTGCTGTACTCATCCGTTTTATACCTCTGAATCAATATCAACCTGATGGTGAGCAATGGTTTCAACCATGTACCGGATGTGTTCTGCCATGCGCTCCTGAAACTCAACATCGTCATCAAACGCACGGGTAATGGCTTTTTTGCTGGCCCCGTGGCGTTGCAAATGATCGATGCATAGCGATTCAAACAGGTGCTGGGGCAGGCCTTTTTCCATATCGTCTGCCAGTTCTGCCTCTTTCTCTTCACGGGCGATCTGCTGGTAGTGACGCGCCCAGCTCTGAGCCTCAAGACGATCCTGAATGTAATAAGCGTTCATGGCTGAACTCCTGAAATAGCTGTGAAAATATCGCCCGCGAAATGCCGGGCTGATTAGGAAAACAGGAAAGGGGGTTAGTGAATGCTTTTGCTTGATCTCAGTTTCAGCATTAATATCCATTTTTTATAAGCGTCGACGGCTTCACGAAACATCTTTTCATCGCCAATAAAAGTGGCGATAGTGAATTTAGTCTGGATAGCCATAAGTGTTTGATCCATTTTTTGGGACTCCTGGCTGATTAAGTATGTCGATAAGGCGTTTCCATCCGTCACGTAATTTACGGGTGATTCGTTCAAGTAAAGATTCGGAAGGGCAGCCAGCAACAGGCCACCCTGCAATGGCATATTGCATGGTGTGCTCCTTATTTATACATAACGAAAAACGCCTCGAGTGAAGCGTTATTGGTATGCGGTAAAGCCGCGCTTAGGCGGCTGATGTTTCTTCTTTCAGGCTTTCGAGATATTTACGTGGGTCGTCGTAACATTGGCATTCGCTGTACCAATCCACCCAGCGATCAGTAAGCCCCATCTCTGATAAATCTTCATCGGTAAGGCTCTCATCCCACATCTCAAGGCCGTTAGCATTGCAGTAATCAGGCTTGATGTTGTTGTCATACTGAAAGGCGTCATAATCAGCCAGTGCGTCCATCAGACGAACACCCTCTTCAACACTTGCCACTTCTACAATGAACGGCTTCATAGGTACTTGCGGGATATGCCAGACACGTAATTTCATATATCCTCCGTCAAAAAAATTGCCCTCACACTGGAGGGCAAAGAAGATTTCCAATAATCAGAACAAGTCGGCTCCTGTTTAGTTACGAGCGACATTGCTCCGTGTATTCACTCGTTGGAATGAATACACAGTGCTTATTCGTACTAATAAAATACCCAATTTTCTGTTTCTTGGTTGTGTCCAAAGTTATATTCAATATCTGGTGTTGATGTATCAATATTCTTCATACCATCAACAAGAGTTGATACAACAGCCAAATCTTGTTTGATTCTCATTAAATGGTATTTCTTCCGGCGCAATAAACTTTCAATGGCAAGTTTCTTCGTTGGGAATGCAAAAGATCTTTCTGCATTTTTTGCTACTTTCTTAATTGCATATCTATTTCTCCTTTGTTTCCATTCCTGTAACCACTGATTTGGTGCTGGTTTAAAATTAACAATCCAATGCGCAGGAACCAACCATGCATAATGCTCTGTCTGATGAAAAGCTATATATTGAAGTGCGAATATTTTTATCCCATCTTCTTCAACTGTCGCCTGGAATCTCCAGAAAACAGGCATTCCATCATGTTCAGTTTCTGATTCAGGAAAAGGTACGCTCCATGATTTTGTCATATCTCACCTCAAATAAGTGGTTTGCTGCCTAATTTCATTTTCTGGCGACCAACACAAGTCACCTCGCCGTCAGTTGTTTTGATTTCCGGTAGCCTGCCGCGTAAATGGCTACGTTTGGAAGACATACACCAGTTTCTGGTTGCTTATGTCCAAACTCATTCGCGTACACAATGGCCGCTCGCTCCAGATTGCGTCTGTATTCTTTCTGTTGCCAGATCACGTCCTGTGCCATGAACTTAATTGGCTTAGCGTCTTCTATGCGCTCAGGCGTTTCGTGAGTACCTTTAGCCTGAATCTGCGCTCTGCTTAGAGTAGGGCGGTGTAATACTTCTGAACTTATTGCTTCTTCGCGGGCCAGTACGCCGTTAGCTAATGCCTTTGCCTTTAAACGCTCACGACGACGAGAACGTGAATTGCCTTTGAACTGAGTTCTGCGTGTCATATAGACCTCCTGATGAACTTTGGTGGTGTGGTAGGTGGGAGACCCATTTCGACCTGTTTCGGCCTACTTCAATTCGGCAATAGTCCCGCAGGCCTCGCCGCTTTACGTGCGACATATGCCCGTCCATGAACCCTTCACCACACCCCAAAGTTCACTTTGGTTATTGCGCTTTGTCAGCGCCGTAGATTCATATTCGAATCGTTGTATATTCACCGCCCTGGTGAGTAATGCGTCCTGCTGACGACGATAATAATGAACCAATAGTTCGACATTATCAAGAACTATTGGTACGAATTTTGGTGATTTATTAACTCTACGAAGTATGATTCTGATATATAAGGAAATTTATTTTTGAAAATGTGGCTGATGAAGGTTATGCGGCAGGGATCATAACTGCATGGTTTAGCGAGTTACATCAATAAATACAATTGGTTATGTTTTTTAGGTGGGCGAACGTGAGGCAAAGAAAACCCGGCGCTGAGGCCGGGCTAGATTTTAAAGTATTTATCTTTTAGAGATGTAGATGTAAAACTTTTCGCCTTTGAAAATTTTTTGTCATCAGAAGGGCTTATGAACTCATCTTTTTTGTAGGGAACCGCTAATGCTGCATCACGTCTGCGAGGCAGCTTGCTTACTTCCTCGCGCTTTTTCATGATCAGTTATCCTTTAATAACCTATACAGTTTTGTAGGGGTACATCCTGAGGATATTGTTAAGTTCGTAGCACGCCTTTTCCGCCCATCATCGTATAAACGAAAACCAGTAGTAGACGAATTTTCTGCGTCAAAAACTATAGACAGTATAGCGTCCCCAGACTTTTTTTGCCATTCGCATGTGCCGTTAGTTGGTTTCGTCATCTGTAGACGCCAGTCAAGAACGCCATCACTTATAGCTGAGAGATCGTTTAGTACATCTAGTACGGATTGATATCTTTCATTTGGATCTACATGAATGCATTTGTTCACTATTGTTATTAATTTTTTATGTATATGGGGAGGATACTCTTTTAATGGATAGCAGCCATTAATTATCGACTCTCTGAGTTGTTCAATCGTGCTAAATGCAGATCTTTCTCTTTCAAAATTATCATGTCCAACACACATTCTATATATGGTTAATCCTGCCTGATATATGTCATATGTGAAATTATAATCATTTGTTGATAAAGAAAAATATTCCGGTGGCACATGAAAATGATATCCAAACTCAGGCGCAGCTCTCGATTCCTCATTGACTAACTGAGATAATCCAAAGTCAGATAGCATGGCCTCATTTCTGTTTGATATCATAATGTTATTAGGTTTTATATCAAAATGCATAAGACCTTTTGAGTGTATATGATAAAGTCCACTTAAAAATTGAATGGAATACCGTATTATCTCCCTGCTTGTAAGATTATTTTTTTTCATTAATTGGTTTAGCGAACCATTATGATAAAATGGCATGGCTATATAGATATTGCTCTCACATTGAGCAGCATACTGAACTTGCACAATATTTGGATGTGCATGTTTATAGAGAAGCCTTGCTTCATTAAAGTAGTCGTCGTGGTTAGTGTTTTCTTTTTTTTCTATTTCTTTAATCACCAAGTCATGAGCTAGGTGTCTGTCATGAGCCAGATATACTTTTGAAAAACAACCCTGTTCTTCTAGATCACTAATCCATTCGAATTCTACATCAGCTCTTTTGTATGGAGTTAGCATCCCCTTACCTCCGCAGATAGTGCAGCCAAAACAGCTTCATTTGTTTCAGTTGTAAAACCAGAATTATCGATTCCATTTATATTGCGGTGTGACTTCAATATTTCTTTATACTCGATCTCTGTTAGGTTCAATGATGATTTCATGCCAGATTTTCTAATAGTGTAATATTTTCTTACATCACTGCTTGAAAATGCTTCTTGAATAACAGCTTCTATATAAAGGCGGTCAATGCTAAGATTATCAGAGTTTGATTCAGTAACGCGTATGGCAGCTAATTCAACATTATATAAATTAAGAATGTCGAGGATGTTATTTCTCACATACTTTAATTTTTCTGGTGTGTCTAAGGTCGAAGGTATTTTAATAACATCAACACATTTGAGTGCAGACTCATTAGTGCAATATACAACAAAAGATGTAACTTTGGGCGCCGCTCTAACACCTAGTATTCTCATTTTTTATATCCTATTTTAGAATCAGGCCGCATCTCTGCGACCATCCATCATCCAAACGTCTCTTCACTCATCCGAAGAAGCAGCAATCCGGGTCAGCACGCACAAGCTCAAGCGCATCAGTCAGCGAAAGTTCAGTACTGTACTGATGCCATTTCATATCCTTCCGCATCCAATAGATTTTCCATCTATCCAGAGAACGTATGTACTTGATTCTTGCTGATGGCAGGATGTTTGTTTCACCTGGATTGCCCTGCCACACGGGGCGCTGTTCGCCGATATCTATCGTTTGGTCATTGATGCTATAAACAATATCCAGTTCATTGCGGATATGTTCAGGCGGCCTTATGCTTTCAATGAATTGGTGAACTTCTTTTTTTACTGCTTGATATTCAAGGTCATTGAACGCCATCTATCCTCCTTACCCAAACGTCTCTTCAGGCCACTGGTTACCAGCTATGTGACGATGAAGTCACGAACTTTTCAGCCACTCCCTTGCCTCGATGTCATCCAGATGGCGAGATTGCTTCAGAATACCAGCTACATACTCCACCTTTGCTACTTGATGATAAGGCAACGTTATAGGCCTGTGATCCTGGTTAATGCTTGTAAATTGGTATTCTCCATCTCTGTCATAGCCAAGAACCTTAATCATGTTGTGTCCTTCAACGGTTCTGACAAACACCTCATCACCCGGGAATACTTTGGTGTTAGGCTCAATGAGTACATATTCTCCTGATTTTATTCTGGGCCACATGCTGTCTCCTTTCACACGAAGACCAAAGGCATCTGGATCATCGCTATAAATTTTGAGCCACCCATCGCGCTCTTCGGTCATCTCGATGGCACCATCAACACCAAGAATTGCCTCACCAACCACGCGCACTAACCCTTTTTTTAATTTGCCAACAAATGAAAGAGTATCTTCATCATTCGCTCCATTTAACGAAGTGCCGTGCTGAAGCCAAACAACATCAACGTTTAGAAATTTCGCAAGCGCATTCATTTTTTCCTGACGCGGTAAAGACTCAGCATTAAACCATTTGCTAACGCCTTTGGACGAAAGAGAAAGGGCACGGGCTATAGCCATTCCCCTACCATGTTCATCAAGACCAGCTTCTTTACAGGCTTGCGCTAGCCGCTGGGCGAATTCTTTGCGCACTTTTTCATTCTGAACCATGAGTACGATACTAAAGCACTTGCAAAAACTTTCAGTTCAACCATAATGCGTACTGAAAGTACGAAAAAGGATATTCCTATGCAAAATCTTGATGAGCCGATTAAAGGTGTCGGCATCCCTGAAGTTGCGAAGGCTTGTGGAGTTAGCGAAAGGGCTGTCTATAAGTGGCTCAAAAACGGCTTCCTCCCTAAGACTGAGTTTTTTGGGAAAACTAAATACGCATCAAAAATCGAAGAGATTTCTGGTGGCAAATATCAAGCAAGCGAAATGCTTGAAATAAGCAAAAAGAACCTTCTGGCTGCATAAGTAACACCGCTATTTTCACAATGGACATTCGTCCTACGTCGCTGACAAAGCGAGTCCCAATATATCTGACCAACTAAGGCCATATGCGTTTCCACGCATACCTTTCAACTAGCTATTCACTATTGGAAATCTTAAGAAATGGAACAAACAAGTTACAGCAAACTATCACAGCGAGAAATTGATCGCGCTGAAACTGATTTACTCATCAACCTGTCAACGCTTACCCAGCGCGGTCTGGCAAAGATGATTGGCTGTCATGAATCGAAGATAAGCAGAACAGACTGGAGGTTTATAGCTTCGGTCTTGTGTGCTTTTGGCATGGCATCAGACATCAGTCCGATTAGCAGAGCTTTTAAGTATGCGCTTGATGAAATCACAAAGAAAAAATCCCCGGTGGCCGCCGGGGACTCTAAGCAAATTGATATGCAATTCTGAGGGAATTACTGGATCAATCCACAGGAGTCATTATGACAAATACAGCAAAAATACTCAACTTCGGCAGAGGTAACTTTGCCGAACAGGAGCGTAATGTGGCAGATCTCGATGATGGTTACGCCAGACTATCAAATATGCTGCTTGAGGCTTATTCAGGCGCAGATCTGACCAAGCGACAGTTTAAAGTGCTGCTTGCCATTCTGCGTAAAACCTATGGGTGGAATAAACCAATGGACAGAATCACCGATTCTCAACTTAGCGAGATTACAAAGTTACCCGTCAAACGGTGCAATGAAGCCAAGTTAGAACTCGTCAGAATGAATATTATCAAGCAGCAAGGCGGCATGTTTGGACCAAATAAAAACACCTCAGAATGGTGCATCCCTCAAAACGAGGGAGGTTCCCCTAAAATGAGGGACATCCCTCAAAACGAGGGAAAATCCCCTAAAACGAGGGATAAAACATCCCTCAAATTAGGGGATTGCTATCCCTCAAAACAGGGGGACACAAAAGACACTATTACAAAAGAAAAAAGAAAAGATTATTCGTCCGAGAATTCTGGCGAATCCTCTGACCAGCCAGAAAACGATCTTTCTGTGGTTAAACCGGATGCTGCAATTCAGAGCGGCAGCAAGTGGGGAACAGCAGAAGACCTGACCGCCGCAGAGTGGATGTTTGACATGGTGAAGACCATCGCACCATCAGCCAGAAAACCGAATTTTGCAGGGTGGGCTAACGATATCCGCCTGATGCGTGAACGTGACGGACGTAACCACCGCGACATGTGCGTGCTGTTCCGCTGGGCATGCCAGGACAACTTCTGGTCCGGTAACGTGCTAAGTCCGGCCAAACTCCGCGACAAGTGGACCCAGCTCGAAATCAACCGTAACAAGCAACAGGCTGGCGTGACAGCTGGAAAACCAAAACTCGACCTGACAAACACTGACTGGATTTACGGGGTGGATTTATGAAAAACATCGCCGCACAGATGGTTAACTTTGACCGTGAGCAGATGCGTCGGATCACCAACAACATGCCGGAACAGTACGACGAAAAGCCGCAGGTACAACAGGTAGCGCAGATCATCAACGGTGTGTTCAGCCAGTTACTGGCAACTTTCCCGGCGAGTCTGGCTAACCGGGACCAGAACGAACTGAATGAAATCCGCCGCCAGTGGGTTCTGGCTTTCCGGGAAAACGGGATCACCTCGATGGAACAGGTTAACGCAGGAATGCGCGTAGCCCGTCGGCAGAATCGACCATTTCTTCCATCACCCGGGCAGTTTGTTGCATGGTGCCGGGAAGAAGCATCCGTTATCGCCGGACTGCCAAACGTCAGCGAGCTGGTTGATATGGTTTACGAGTATTGCCGGAAGCGTGGCCTGTATCCGGATGCAGAGTCTTATCCGTGGAAATCAAACGCGCACTACTGGCTGGTTACCAACCTGTACCAGAACATGCGGGCCAATGCGCTGACTGACGCGGAATTACGGCGCAAGGCCGCAGATGAGCTTGTCCATATGACTGCGAGAATTAATCGTGGTGAGGTGATCCCTGAACCAGTAAAACAACTTCCTGTCATGGGCGGCAGACCTCTAAGGAAGGTGCGAATAAGCGGGGAAATACTTCTCGGCTGA